ATGAAATTTTTATCCATGGAACACGAAAACCAGCTACTTAGACTGCTACAAAGAGATGGTACACATAACGGAGATATGGAGCGATTGGCGTTGCTTTATATCATTTCCGGTAATGCAGATCTTTATAGCAAGGTGAACAGCATTTACGATTTTACTACGCATCAAATTGAGCCAGACTGTTTATACGATGGCGGTGTAGATTTTTGTGGTAGTTCAAGGGCCCTAGTAAAGCTTGCTTATAACTTATTCAACGGTTATCAAGATACTAATGTATCACCACTTGAACTACTATCCGGCCTTGATGCTGACAATTTTAACCTTGCAACTGAAAGTATGAAGATACGTTTTGGTTACACGAATCAAGTTCAGTCTACGCTAGACGAATATGACCTAGAGATTTAGAAGGGAGAAGCTACTATGGAACGAAAAACAGATATGAAACTGATAAACATGAATGATGTGCAACTCCAAGATGTACAATGGCTATGGAAACCATATATTCCATCAGGAAAAGTGACAATTATCCAGGGTGATCCTGGAGAAGGTAAAACAACTTTAGTATTAGCGATTGCCTCTGCTGTTACAACAGGTAGTGAATTACCTATAGGAGCTAATAGAATTGCAAAATCGGCGGTCATATACCAAACAGCCGAAGATGGTCTTGGAGACACAATTAAGCCAAGACTTATTGCTAGTGGAGCAGATTGTTCCAAGGTGATTGTTATCGATGAATCAGAGGAACCCTTAACACTCATTGATGACCGTATAGAAAACGCAATTGTAGAAACCGGTGCTAAGATGTTTATAATCGATCCGCTCCAAGCTTATCTAGGAGCAAAAGTTGATATGCATAGAGCTAACGAAGTGAGACCAATATTTAAGAAGTTGGCTAGTGTTGCAGATAGAACAGGTTGTGCCATTGTAATTATTGGTCATATGAATAAGAATAACGGCTTAAAAAGCCTTTATCGTGGTCTAGGGTCTATTGATATATCAGCGGCAGCAAGAAGTATCTTATTGGTGGGTAGATTGCGTGATGAGCCTAATGTGAGAGTCATGGCACAAGTAAAATCAAGTCTTGCTCCGGAAGGTGTACCAATAGCCTTCGAATTTGATGACAATAATGGTTTCAACTGGATTGGTGAATATGATATTGATATACAAGAGTTGCTACAAGGTTCATCTACCAGTGAATCGGTGTTATCAAGAGCAGAAGTTTTGATAACAGACATGTTAAAGGACAATTCGATTCCTAGTGAAGATGTGTTTGCAAGAGCTAAAGATCAAAGAATATCTATAAGAACCTTGAAAACAGCCAAGAAAAAACTTGGCGTTAAATCTATAAAGACTAAAGACGGTTGGAAATGGCAATTATAACCAAGAGTGCAAGGGTGCAAGGTTTATAAAGTCTGCACGCTTGCACCCTTGAAAGGAGTAGCGTTATGTTTGATAAACTATTTGGACAAGATGAATTAAATAAAGAATTAGAAGATGCAAAGGAGCAAATTCTTAAACTGCAAGGTGAGTTGTTACGTAAGGATTTGATGATAAAAGCTCATGTTGAAAAGATTGAAACTCTTCAAAGAGAAGTCAATAGGCTGACGGAAGCCATAGAGATTCAAAAGTTCAGCCCAGACCACTTTGGTAGAATTTCGAGAGCAACGGATAGGAATTTAAACATTCTGCAGGAATTAAAAGAAGAAGGCCTTTCTTATTCCCAGATTGCCGAAAGAATGGAAGGCTATACTGGTGAAGACTGGTCAAAGAGTACGGTTCATTATTTATTGAAGCGCCATCGAAGTTAATTATTTTTCAATAACTTCTGCAGATAATTGCTGTTCAGTTTGGCATGGACGAAGTTGAAGGAATTATAGCTTTAAATCATGCTTTAGCATGAGGCAAGCTTCCAATTTGTATAGCCAAATTGATAAATGTGGGCATGCCCACACCCATTTTATAGAAAGGAGGTCGAGTCCTATGAGAACTAGGAGCAAGCAAGTGAATATTCGAATGACTGAAAAAGAGTATAAGCAGATTAAAAAGAAGGCTGAACAAGTTAATATGAATTTTAGTACTTATATAATCAAGACAGCATGTGATAAGAGAATTACAGTCATTAATGATTTTGATGAGTTTAATGATCAGTTAAGAAGAGTTGGAAATAACCTTAATCAATTAACGGTGCTATGTCATCAAGGGAAAATCACTTCGCCTAATCTTCAAAGTGCTATGGATGCATTTTGTAAGATTTACGATGCAATAACAGCATTGATTGAGAAATACTATTAATTAAAATTGAAAATCAAGCAGGAGGTTTAGATGAATAATCTAATAAAGTATTCAGTTCAACTAGCCATGCTTTCTACCCTGCTTGATGAAAAGTTAATCACGAAACGAGAGTTTCTAAAGATTAAGGCAGATTTAGAAAGTAAATATAGAATTAACAAGAATTTATGTGGATGATATATAACCGCTGTGTTATTATAGTTATAACTAGTGGGAACATAAAGTGGAATTGGGCAGACAACGTCTGCCCAATTCATCAGACAGTGTCTGATGAATTAAAGGAGTGAGAGTTTGAAAGAAGTAGAAGTTATTAAAGCCAAGAAAACTAAGTTTGATAGAGCATCAGGTAAAGAAGTAACAAAAATCAAAGTTGCTCCATACTGTAGAGTTAGTACAGACTCCGCTGAACAGCTTGCAAGTTATGATTCACAGGTGAAATATTATGAGCAGAAAATAGAAGAGAATGATAACTGGGAGTTGGCTAAAGTATATTCTGATGCAGGAATAAGTGGAACAAGTACAACTAAGAGGGTTGGATTTCAAGAGATGATTAAGGACGCTAAATTAGGTGACTTTGACTTGGTTATAACTAAAAGTATTTCGAGATTTGGAAGAAATACAAAAGATGTCCTTGAATATACAAGACTTTTAAAGCAATACAACGTGGCAGTATTTTTTGAAAAAGAAAATATTAATACCATGTCCATGGATGGTGAAATGATGATGACCATCTTAACTTCATTGGCCCAACAGGAAAGTGAAAGTATTTCCAGTAACATTAAAATGGGGTTAAAGATGAAAATGAAACGTGGAGAATTGGTTGGCTTTCAAGGGTGTTTGGGGTATGATTATGATAAAGAAACGAAAGCACTTGTGATTAATGAAGCTGAAGCTGAAATAGTTAGATACATTTTCAAAAGATATAATGAAGGTATGGGGGCCAGAGTTATTGGTCAAGAGCTTGTGGAAAAAGGCTACAAGACCAAAAGAGGAAGTAGACAATGGGGAGACAGCACTGTTCGAGGTATCCTAAAGAATGAAAAATATATGGGGGACCTGCTTCTAGGAAAAACATTCACAGTTGACCCTATCACTAAGCAACGCCTTGATAATATGGGTGAAGAAGAGCAGTATTATATTAAAGACCATCATAAACCTATTATTAGTAAAAAAGCTTTTGAAAATGCTAAAAAAATACGTGAGAGACGAAATAGAAACAAGCAAACAGGTCGTATTGAACGGTATAGCAGGCAATACAACTTTAGTAGTAAAATTAAATGTGGGTTTTGTGATACGACCGTAGGAAGACGTGCATGGAATGCCGGAACTAAGAATAAAAAAGTTGTATGGCATTGTATTAAATCTAGCAAAAAGGGTAAAAAGCACTGTCCGGAAAGTAAGGGAATGCACGAAGAAGTGATAGAAGCTGCTTTTGTAAATGTGTTTAATGAGATGTGCGCAAACAGTCGAGAGATCATTGAAGAGTTTGTAGCGAATGTTGAGCAGACTTTATGTGCTAGTACAGCAAGAAAAGAGTTAGCGCAGATAAATCGAGAGTTTATAAAAGTTGAAGGTAAAATTCAGAAACTGGTAGATCTTCATTTGGATGGACTGATTGATAGAGCAACTTATGAAACTAAATTCAAGTTATTGAAACAGGAAAGTGAGAACATTCAAGCTGAACTGAATCGATTAGAATTATCAGCAAGTGATGAAAAGGAAATGAAAGACCGCCTTAGAGACTTCAGAAAGTATTTCGATATGAATAAACCGTTGAAGAAATTTGATGCTGAAGTATTTAATGCTATTGTAGACCATATTGTTTTGGGCGGTATCGATGATAAAGGTAATAAAGATCCCCATCTGCTAACTTTTATATTTAAAACCGGTCCAAAGTCAAAAATAAGCATGCCAAAACCGAAACGTGGTTCAAGAATGAACAAGACAGAGTACAAGGGTGAAGAAGTATGTTCCTCTTCTTTAGACCACACACGTTGAGACGGTTGTATTGATTTCACGTCAGAACCCTTGAAAATACTGTATTTTTGAGTAACATCTAAATCAACTAACCGACCTAAAGTGTGTTTTTGCGTTTGCGGGAACATATCAAAACGAATTAAAATGTAAGTAAGGTTGAGTGGATAGGATAGATGAATTTGATATGTTGAGAAGATAGAATAGATAACAAGGTAAAAGTAGGTGGGAAAATGAAATTTGAATTAAATGAGTATAGAGGTGAATTGACTGATGAAGAAATTATAGAAGATATTAAGCGTGTTGCAAAAGAATTGAGCAAAGACTATATTTCTATTTCTACCTATAAGAAATGTGGAAAATATTCACAGTCTGCAATACAAGGTCATTTTGGAACATGGAAAAATGCATTGTCGAAATCGGGGTTACGAAACGAAAGAACAAAATCTGAGTTGAAGCAAATAAAGAATGAAGATTATTATGCTGATTTGCAGCGGATAGCGAAACAACTTAATAAGGATACCGTACTATATAATGATTATAAACAGTATGGGAAATACGCAGCTGAACATGTCTTTTCAAGATTTAAGACTTGGGACAAAGCATTATTGGCAGCAGGACTTCAACCAACGGGCTTGGCAAGAAGTAGAATTGATGAACAAACACTTTTTAATGAACTGGAGCGTATCTGGACAAAATTAGGAAGGCAACCAACATCAACTGATATAACGAAGGGGAATATATCAAAATATTCTCTTGATACATACAAACGAAGATTTGGCGGTTGGAGAAAGGCATTAGAAGCCTTTGTTGAATATATCAATTCAGATAGTTCAGAGGAAATAGATGAAGCAGAAATACAGGAGAATAAAATAGATGGTCAGGACAATATTCCTAAAACTATTAATGTAGAAAAGCCTCTTAAAAAGAAAGAGCACAGGACTTCAAGAAATATAAATGCACGGATACGTTTTAAAGTTTTGAAGAGAGATAATTTCAAATGTTGTGCTTGCGGTGCATCTCCAGCAAAAGATCCATCTGTAGATTTACATGTAGACCATATTATTCCTTGGGCTAAAGGCGGAGAAACAGTAGTTGATAATTTGCAGACGCTATGCTCAAAGTGTAATCTTGGGAAAAGCGATATATTATAAATCGATATGTTTCCGTATACAGATAAAAGATAAAATTTGCTGTGGACATGTTACCGCGTACGAAAGGAACAAAAATAATGCTCATAAGACATCAAAACGAGGGCTTTGAGCCATGTCGAGACGGTAGTAAAACTACAACGCTTGAACCGTTGATATTACTGGGTTACAAGGCGTTTTCCGACTTCGCTACATTCACTAAAAACAGTGATAATTACGTCGAAAAAGACCTAAAAAATGGTATTAAAGTGGAAATTGCAATATGACATGGTATACGCGGACACGTCGAAAAAACGATGAAAAACGCATAAAATCAAGCGGAAAATTGAATTATAGATATAAAAAAATGACAGAACCGTTATGGTATTCTGTCATTTTTTTATGTTTGTTATTGCTGAAAAATAAAAATTCGAGTTACATATACTTATAGTAAAAAAAGACTTTATAACGTTCCCACAGTTCACGACGTGCCGAAGTCATACTCCAATAACAATAACCAATTACCAATAATAAATAACTCATCAACAAGTTAATATAAATCTGGCATGTCGCTAACTAGCGTGTTATGCGCAGTAAGAATTAAAGAATATCATTTACCTTGAGTAATATTTCTCCTGTTTGAGAAGCATGTCTTCGCTTGCGAATAAGTAAAGTCACTAAATCAATTCTTCCTTCTAATACTGCCATTAAATCTGAACCATCTAATAAAATAATGGCGCTCTTTGATTGAGAATACAGTTTAACACTTTCTTTGGAAAATCCATTAATTGATAAAAACAGCCCTAAAGTATTCTCTAATTTTCGTTTAACTTTTGAAGAAAAAGCATCTAAATCAGCGGCATTTGATGGCTGTTGTTTCCACTTTGCTTCAAATAAGTAATCAGTACCATCTAATGTAAACGATCCATCTATTTGTTCACCTAGATTTCGAAATGAAGCTTTAGGATCTAGATCAAACAAGTCAAAAATATCATATAAAATTTTCTCTAATTTAAAGCCTCTTGATTGAGCATCAGATGAACCGACTAATTCAAAAAACTCATTCTTTATTTCATCTAATTTTTCTTTAACAGCTTTACTATTATTTAATTTCTCTGCATATTCTTTTCTTTTTTCACTTATTATTTTTTCTTCATTAATCTTGTTATCATGCGTACTAACAATTTTTTGTAGAGCTTCTACAGCATTTTTTGCTCTACTCGCCTTTTTATTTCCATCTTCTAAACAAAGCAAATGAGAAAAACTATTCATATTTGAGACTTCAAATATCAATCTTCTTAGATCGCCTAAATATTTTGTCTGATCCGCACATAAAATATCCAATACGTCTGATACAATTTGTCTCTTATAACCAGACCAGTCTACCCTGGATTGTCAACACTAAACTAGACAATTTTTCTAAGGTGGTAAATCCTGTATTCAACTGGGGTCATGTAGTCCAGGGATGAGTGTATCCTGAAGTTGTTATACCAGTTGACATAGTCCCTGAGCTCAACTTCCAGATGTTCCAGTGAGTCGAATACATTTGGGTAAACGAATTCTGTCTTGAACACCTTGAAGGTGGCTTCTGCCACTGCGTTGTCATAGGGGCATCCTTTATGACTCAAGGATCGGGTAATCCCGAATGCATCTATCAAGCCATCGATGACATTGTTCTTGAACTCGTTGCCTCTGTCTGTGTGGAAAATTTGAATATCGGATAGATTGCGGTTGATTGAGGCGAATGCCCGGTAGACCATTTTTGCATTCTTGCGCCTGTCAGCGCTGAAACCGATGATTTCTCGATTATGCAGGTCTAGGATCAAACAGACATAATGCCATTTTCCTTCGACCCTGACATAAGTGAGGTCGCTGACGACGACTTCAAGAAGATTGCGATCCTGGAATTCCCGATTGACGACATTGCGAATCTCAGATTCGTTGGAGCCCTTGTGATGGACCTTGTACTGAGCAACCGTATAAGTTGACACAAGCCCGTTTTCCCGCATAATCCGGCCGATTCTTCTCCTTGATGCGATGATGTCCTGCTTTTCGAGCTCTTTCTTGATTTTGCGGGTTCCATAATTGTTTCGGCTTTCTTTGAATATCTTGATGACATGGTCTTTTAGCGGATCCGGCTTGACTTCCGTGTTGTCTTGATTTGTGGTGCTGTAGTAAGTGCTTCTCGGGATATTCAGGACGAGGCACATTGCTGATATCGAGTATTTGTCTTTGTTGGCATTGATGACATCTACTTTCGTCCTATTATCAGCGCCGCTTGCTTTAAAATGTCATTCTCCATCTTGAGATGCTGGTTTTCTTTTCGCAATCGGATAAGCTCATTTTCAGCTTCTGTGCGATTATCCTTCTCTTTGAAGGACCCGCTTTGCTGATGTTGCTTAATCCACCTGTTAAGGGATGAGGCGGTCAAATCATATTCTCTAATGATATCTGATTTCCGTTTCCCATTCAGGTAGAGTTGTACCATTTGCTGCTTGAATTCATCTGTGAAATTTCTGCGTTCTCTTTTGGTCATATCAATACTCCTTAATAGGTTTAGATTATTGTACTTGACCTTAAGAAAACTGTCCAACTAAGTGTAGCCTATCTAGCGGCGATTACACCTACTATGTGAAGCTCTGTGTAATGAGTGATGATGCCACTCAGATTACAGAAACAAATCTTTCTTGGGTAGGAGATCTTGCCAACAACAACATCCCGAATCCAAGAAATATCATCTGGATGGAGGACTGGGGAAAGTTTGCTCTTCTAAAAGAAAGTATGCTCTGCGTTTCCAATGACGGATTATATTGGGAGGGGGTTGAACAGCCAGGTTTTACCACGAGTGAGTACGACACTTTCGATGGTGCTATGTATATTCCTGGTGACGGTTTCTATGCCAAAGCAAGCGGCTATGTGTATTACGCTCCGTACTAAAACACGATTGATGATAATGATTAGGACGCTCTTAACCGGGCGTCTTTTTATATACAAACTTTTATGAAAGCGAGGAAAAGAACATGAGAGATATTTGGACCTTTCTTCAAATGGCTTTTGCAGCCATTGGTGGTTGGCTTGGTTGGTTTCTTGGAGGATACGATGGGTTTTTGTATGCCCTGATTGCCTTTGTGGTAATTGACTATCTGCTGGGAGTGATGTGTGCCATCTTGGAAAAACACCTATCCAGCGATGTAGGTGCTCGGGGCATCTTTAAGAAAGTGGTGATTTTTTCTTTGGTGGGTGTGGCTCATATCATTGATCAGAATATCATCGGAGATGGCAGTGCCATTAGAACCGCAGTGATTTTCTTTTATCTATCCAATGAAGGAATCAGCATCATTGAAAACTCAACAAGACTTGGACTGCCTATCCCGGAAAGGCTAAGAGACATCTTGGAGCAGTTAAAAGACGGAGGGGATAAGGATGGCACTAAGTAACTTAAAAACAAAGTACATGACCAGAAATGATTGTTATACAGCCGGAAGAAAGATTAAACCTAAAGGCATTATGGTTCATTCCACTGCAACACCTGGTGTGATGGCTGCTGATTGGTTCAGCAGATGGAACAAATCTTATAAGGCTGGAGAAATCAACCGTCAAGTCTGTGTCCATGCCTTTCTGGACGATAAAGAAATCTGGCAGTACCTGCCTTGGAACCATCGAGGTTGGCATGCAGGAGGAGATGCGAATAATACACACATCAGTTTTGAGATCTGTGAGCCAGGTGGGTTTTCTTATTCTGGTGGTTCTAATATGGTGGGCTATGACGTGAAGAAAAATGAAATCTACTTTAGAAAAGCCTGGCAAAATGCAGTGAACCTTTGTGTGTTTCTCTGTAAAGAGTACGGTCTGAGTGAAAAAGATATCCTCAGTCATGCGGAAGGAAACAGAAAGGGGATCGCATCAAATCACTCCGATGTTGGCCATTGGTTTCCAAAGCATGGAGAGAACATGGATACCTTTAGGGCAGCGGTAAAGAAGGCTCTATCAAAAACGGATGAAAAGGTCCAAAGCTTTCAGATTGGTGATGTGGTTTCTATTAAGCCGTCAGCTTCTAAGTATTATCCCGGTGGACCTACAATCCCAGCATGGGTCAAAGAGCTTCACCATAAGGTAACCCAGACAGACTTCAATAATAAGCCAGTAATTCATGCAGGAAAGGTATGCGTCCTTCTTGGTAAGCGGGTGGATAAGAAAACAAAGCAGGAATCTGCCGGAATTATGACATGGGTAAATGAAGATGAGCTGATTCTTGTGGATCGTATAAGGGATGACATCCAGCCTAAGAAATACTATAGAGTACAGGTTGGGGCTTTCAGTAATCGTGAGAATGCAGAAAACCTCATGAAAGAACTAACGAAAGCCGGCTTCAAGTGCTATATGAAATATGAATAATAATAAGGCTAATCAAACAAAATTCATGTTTGGTTGGCCTTTATTTTTTGCCGGTCAGCTGTTTGCTAAGACCGATTATTAATGGGGTGGAAACCCTTGTAATGCTTGACTTATAAGGGCTTTAGAGTGATATATAGACTACCCCAAATAGAAAGGAGGACGCGGCATGCGAGTTAGGGTAATCAAACCGATTGCACCAAAAGAGAAGAAATTAAAAGTGTGTGCATACGCTAGAGTTTCAACAGATAGCTTGAAGCAGGAAGACTCTTTAGAAAATCAGACATCTACCTATGAGCGTATCATTACATCAAATCCTGCTTACGAATATGTAGGCATTTATGCAGACCAAGGCATCTCCGGTTACTCAGAGAATAGACCGGCATTCAAGTCTATGATTGAGAAAGCCAGGGCAGGAGAGATTGATCTCATCATTACAAAGTCGGTTTCAAGATTTGCACGAAATACCGTCACCGTTCTAAAAGTTGCAAGAGAACTTAAGGAACTGGGTGTCGGTATTTTTTTTGAAGAACAAAATATCAATACGTTATCAGGGGACGGTGAGATGATGCTTACTGTCCTCGCTTCTTTTGCACAGGAAGAGTCCAGAAGCATGAGTGAAAACAACAAGTGGACCATGAAGAAGAAATTTGAACGGGGCGAGATCATGGTCAACACTAAGCGCTTTATGGGCTATGACAAAAACGAGTATGGTGAGCTTATCATCAACCCTGAGGAAGCAAAGATTGTACAGAGAATTTTTGACATGTACCTTCAGGGAATCGGATCTTTCAAAATAGCTGCAAAGCTAAATGAAGAAGGGGTCCAGACTATAACCGGAAAGAAGTGGCAGGATACCACAATCAGAGGGATGTTAAAGAATGAGAAGTACAAGGGGGATTGCCTTCTTCAGAAATACTACACCCCTGAAAACATGAGAGGACGAACTGTTAGGAACAACGGTGAGGTTCAAGCCTACTACATTGAAGAAAACCATCCAGCTATTGTAAGCATTGAGGACTGGGAGAAAGTCCAGGAAGTCATGGAAAAGCGAAAGAAGAAACGAAAAATCGGGGCAGGAGGGGTAGAGAAGTATAAGAACAGATATCCCTTGTCGGGAATGCTGATTTGCCCACACTGCGGAAAGACTCTAAGACGAAAACAGGTTTACAACAAGCGTATCGAGTGGTGGTGCTCCACCTATATTTCTAAAGGAAAATCCACCTGCAAAGGGATAAAAATAGCAGATGAAATCGCATCAAAGAAAAACATTACAGAGCAAACGGTGATAGAGGAGGTTATGATCGATGGCGAGAAGCATTACAGTTATACCAGCAAGGCAGACTACGACAGGGGAATCAGAAACGAACCAGATGCCCCAGCTACAAAGAATGGCAGCGTACTGCCGAGTGTCAACAGACAACGAAGAACAGCTATTAAGCTATGAGAACCAGGTAAGATATTATACGGAATACATCAACAACAGCCCACTTTATACTATGGCTGGCATTTATGCCGATGAGGGGATTTCAGCCACCAATACAAAGAAGCGTGAGAACTTCAATCGGATGATAAAAGACTGCAGAGAAGGGAAAATAGACATGATCATTACCAAGTCCATCAGTCGATTCGCACGGAATACACTTGACTGCTTGAACTTTGTTAGAGAGCTGAAAGAGCTTGGTGTGGGGGTCATATTTGAAAAGGAGGCAATAAACACACTCGATGCCAAAGGAGAGGTCCTACTCACCATTCTCTCATCCCTTGCTCAAGATGAAAGCAGATCCATCAGTGAGAACTCCACCTGGGGAATTAGAAGACGCTTTGAAAATGGGCAGTTCAAGATGAGCACAAAACGCTTCCTTGGCTACGACACCGATGAGAATGGTAAGTTGGTCATCAATCGAGAGCAGGCCAAAATCGTAGAGAGGATTTACGATGAATACCTTTCAGGCAAGACAGTTGACCACATCAAGCGGATACTTGAAAGAGAAGAAGTGAAGAACTGGAATGGAACGACCAAGTGGCATGCAAAGACGATACAAAGCATGCTTCAGAATGAAAAGTACAAGGGTGATGCAATTTTGCAAAAGAGCTACACTGTTGATTTTCTGACTAAAAAAAGAGCAAAGAATGAAGGCCATATTCAGCAGTACCACATCGAAGAAAACCATGAAGCCATTATTGACCCCTTGATTTGGGAAGCGGTCCAGCTGGAATACGATAGAAGAAGCAACTACATCGAGGAACATGGGACCAACTCTTACTCACACAATCCAGAAAGAAATTTCTTTGCAGGAAAGGTAGTCTGCGGTACCTGCAATCAGGCTTTCACAAGAAAAGGCTGGAAGTCAAAGAACAGCTACAGAAAGGTATGGCAATGCCAGGAACGCTATAAGGTTAAAGGGGTACAGGGCTGCACTAACAGGCACATTGATGAAGTGATTCTGATTGATGCCTTCATCCTTTCATGGAATGCACTCCTGGATAACAGAGAAGAGCTTAAAAAGAAGTGGGAAACTACCGCAGAGTTTGGAAACCCGATGGAGCAGTACAGGGCTGTTCAATTTGCTGATATCACAGAAGATGCAAAACACATCAAAGAAATCGATGTGGACTTCATCTTAAGAACCTTGGACCACATCAAAGTCTATGAAACAGGGAGAATCATCATCAGCTTTATGGACGGAACGGAGATGGAGTGTAATGGGGAGTAA